GCGTAATTGGGCAATAAGAATTCCCCCATTATATTTATAGGTAATGGCCCCCCTAAAGAAGACAATCTACTTCCTACTTTATCATAAGAGGTCCATCTATTGTATTGATCCGCAAATTTCACTGTTAGTAGGGTTGCCAATGCATGGCTAGAATATAATGATGCACCTTCACGTAGAGCAGATAATGCCTGTTCAAGAGGTTGCCTGGCATCCTTTATTATAGATTCTCCTGATGCAATCTGTAAAGCAGAAAATAGTGTCTTGTATTCAGGGCAAATTAAACCATCAGTGGTAGCAAATCTACTATGAAACTCACAATATATTGTTGAGGCTATTGTCTTAAATGTGTTGAGAATCTGACCACCAAATGATAGAACAATCTTCAAAAGATTGATGGTATCTTCAGCAAAAGTTTTTAGATCAGAAGAAACCTCAGTAAACATCAACACAGAGTCATCATTGGTTACCATGGCATCACCTTCTTCAGATTCTTTCCTCATCGCTATGATCTCGAGTACAACCTCATGGAGCATGGAGCTAGCCAAAGAAGAGAACATCCCTAGTGCACCTTGATACATCCCCCACTTTTGTTCCATGAATAATGGTAATACAGAGTGCCCTTGAGAAAGGTAGTAGCCTGCAATCTTCCCATAGATGGACTCAGGGTTGTGTCTATATATTTCTTGCAAAGACCCCATTTTTATCATCATCTCATATAGATTAAAAGGAATCTTGGCTCTTTTATTCTCCATAAGCCGAGTTGACTCTGCCAATAGCTCGTAGTTTAGTCTAGACCTTATTTTATCCACTCCTGCTTTAAAAGACATGGCAAATGCCAGACATCTAGATTTCCCCATTAATTGATTTGGGCCAAATCTTGAACAGTCAGCAGCAACAAAGACAGTTCTCCCTTTGTCTGAAACTCTTCTAACTTTATCATATAACACTGAATCAGCATCTTTGCAAGTCATCAAGTCAATTTCATACATAGGCAGAATATCAGCCATAAGTCTTTCAGCAGCCCTAGTTGACACAATCCCTATAGCATTCATAGGTGAGAATTCTCTAGCTGATCCTTTTTGGTCCTTATCATCTGTTCTAGACGTCAACATCTCTGTTGTTCTTTTTGAAAGTATAGACAAAGAATACAGATAGAGTGACTGATGTCTTGAAGGAAAGTGTTTTGCCTCTGTATGAAATGCTTTTCCAACAAGATTTAACGGCACATCACCTATCATGTCACCAACCATCATTTCAGTCAATGCAGATGATTTCCGTATTGCTTGCCTAGCACTTGTTATCTCTCCTTTTTCAACAGAACCTGTTGAAGACATGATTTTCGACATAGATTGCCTTGACAAATTCACAATGGGGCCGCTAAAGTCATCCAAGTTCTCTACCATTGTTCTAGAACGGCTTTTAGTCACGAATATAGGTAGACATAATGCAAAAGACCATGTGTAATCTACATATTTATCTAA